TGTCTAGTATATGCTCCATCAAAGTCATCAATACCAGCATCAAGAGTTAATGTATTATATGTTCTAGTTCCATGAATTGCAGATACTTCTGAAACTGCATAATCATCAGCCCATGATGAGGTTTGTTGAGCTGATCCAGAACCTACACTAGTTCCATGAGATGCTGATGTGACACTCGTCCACTTGTAGATACCAGAGATGGCATTGTTGGAACTATTTGTTCTAAAACCATACAGAACATTGTTTGTATTATCATAATACAATGCGTGTTTAGTTGCTGTAGAGTAATTAGCGTTTGATCTATCAATTACATAGTTTGATCCATCATAAGAAACAACACCACCAGTAGAGAGTGAGATATATGTTGCGTCATCATTATCATCAGTCATCATCACAAATGTAGTAGGATCACCAAACATGGTGTTCATACTCAGTGTGAATGCGTCAATGGTAAAACTTATATCCTTGGGTTCAGAGAGACCAAAGAGTGTAGCTGCTCTCAACTTAACATTGTATGTTCCAGCTGAAGCATTCTGTCCACCACCCATAACACCAGATTCATAGTTAATACCAATCTGACCAAGACCAGCATCTGATGACTCAATGTGGAATCTGGCATTTGCATCAGATGCAGTAGCTGTATATGAAATCTGTGATCCTTCACTGACGGTTTCACCATAACCAACACTGGTAATACTCAGTGAGGTCATACCCATACCAAGGTTTCTAACAGTAGCAACACTATTAGCTACTGATACTGTATATCCTGTTCCAACAAAGTTGATAGTAGTTGCAGTTCCAACAATAGCTGGTGTATCACCATTTGTAGAACCATAACCAATAACAAGTGTGCCAGCTCCACCAGCACCACCTCCACTTATGCCAGTTAGGTTACTACCATCACCATAATATGTTGCACCAGTTACAATTCCAAGTGTACTAATACCAGTTACAACTAAACTGTTTGCTGTAATGTCTGTTACTATTCCACTAGCAACAGGAGATGCATCTACCCATTGAGAAGAATCAGAATCAGTGTAGTAAATGTAAGTTCTACCATCACCAGTATTGTACCACAGATCACCTTGACTTGGTGAAGAGGGAGCCGTTGCAGACACTGTTACAGAAGCTCCTCCTCCACCACCTCCAGAAGCGGCGATAGTATAAGTTCCACCACTATTAGATACAGTGATATTGGAACCAGCTGCAATACCTGTGACAATACCTGTCAGTGCTGAACCATCTACAGCAGCAAGTGCTCCACTCAGGTCTGAACCTGAAACAGTTCCACTGAATGAACCAGCAGTAACAATACCAGTGGTGTGAATATTCTGAGTGATATTACCATTAGTATCACCAACAATAAAATCACCACTCTTGATGGGAAGAACAGCAGTTACATTACCACTATATTGTGCGTGTGGTGCTGCCTGAACTCTTGTGTAGTGTGCGTTAGATGATTCACAGTAGTAATCAATTCTACCTGGTGTAGAATCATTACTCTCAATCTTTAGTTGGTTGGTCATTGTAGAGAGACCAGTAACAACCAGAGAAGAGGTAGATACAGTAGTTGTATTTCCAGTTCCTGTAAGTGCAGAACCATCACCAACATAAGATGATGCAGTTACAACACCACTTGCAACTAGAGAAGTTACACTTGGGTTACTAACAAGTGAAACAGTAACAACACCAACAGATAGTGGTGTTACAGTGAGGTTTGTGGCAAAGTTGATTGTTGCAGCTGTTCCAATAACACTGTCACTATCTTCAATAATAACACCAGTACCAGATGCGGTGACACCTGTCAAACCAGAGCCATCACCAACAAACGAACCTGCCGTTACAATTCCAGTAGTATTGATATCCTGAGTAGAGGATAGTGCTGACGAAAATCCAGATAAATTTCTTGCTCTAGTCATTTTGTTTAGTGATTATTAGAAAGTGCCGCCATCTTTTTCGGGTAACACAGATTTACTTTTTCTGGTTACAGTCTTTTTTGTATCGATGTTTTTGATTTGTTCTGACATCTCATTATGAGACCTCTTCAATTCTTCGATAGTTTGTTGTTGAGATGCAATAATATCATTCTGTCTCTGTAGTTTTGCCTCATATATGATACTCTGTTGAAACATCTCAGTGGACTTCACCTTCAATGCATTCATCATATAAGGTACATCATTTTCGTCCATAAAAAAAGAGGGGTCATGCCCCTCTATTTATCAGATTGTAGTCAGTTATTATGAGAAGGAACCACCATCAACTGTGATGTTGTTGAGGAATCTTTCTGAACCAGTACAGGAGATAACCTGTGACTGACCCGCACAATCATTAATCCACAATTCCTTAGCTTCAATACCAGCCCATGCGTTGACGTCACCAACACCTTCTGTAGTAGCAGCTCCAGGGAAGGAAACATCAGTTGCGAATCCGATTCTGAAAGAACCACCTGGTTTCACAGATGCGAAGACTGAAGCTGCTTTAGCGTTTGTAGAGTTAATACCAACGGTATTGTACCACATAGCAATACCATTGTTGTATTGCGTTTGCTCTGATGGAGGTTGTGAAGTACCATCACCAACATCTTCCAAACCAACTTCAATTAGAGGAGATACAACCTTAAGGTCTTCTAAGTTGACTGAGGTGATAGAACCACCAACACTCAAGTTACCAGAGATCTGAACACTTCCACCGAAAGCACCATCACCAGTAAGAGTTGCAGAACCACCACTGAAGGAAGAAGCTGTAACTGCACCAGATACCTGAACTCCAGTTCCATGCATCTCATCTGCATAGATGTCAAGCCATCTCAGAGAGTCAGAACCAAGTTGACTTGTACTATCGGCAGAAGGAACAATGTCAGTGCTAACACGACCACCAAATCCAACAGTATCAGAAGTTTGATCACCCAGAGTTACATTACCCTGAATATCCACAGCCTGAAGTGTTGAAGCACCTTGAATCTCAACACCATCAGTGGTTGTAATCTTACCAGTACTGTTGGCGATTGTGAATGCTGATGTTCCATCAGCCGCTTTGACAGTTGAGGTATAAAGTGTAGGAGATGTGACTGAAGTACCAACAACAACCTCATTGGGAAGGCCAATAGTGAAGGTGTCAGATACAACAGTGGTTTCAATCTCATTAGCTGTTCCATCAATACTCAGTGTATTACCAGTGGTAACAATACCAGCGGTTGAGTCACCATTCAGAGTAATAGTTGATGTGATGTTACCAACTTCTGTATCAACATAAGCCTTAACAGACTGTTGAGTAGGAAGTTTAGTAGCACTGTTGGAAGACATATTGTCCTCATCAGTGATTCCATCAACCTGAACACCAGCTCCATCAAATCTCAAATAACCAGATAGTTCAGTATTAGTTGCACTAAAGGTATTTGTAGAAGGGGTATATGTTAAACCATCATCTTGCTCCAATTCTTGGAATCCTTCACCCTTCACCATTGTAAGGTAATGAGTAGTACTATCATTACTGTGATCAGTGATATTGACTCTTGTAGCACCAGTTGAGATACCAGTTAAAGCACCTACAAATGTAGAAGCAGTTACCCGATTGATACCAGTGATATTAGTTGCACTATCACCAACAATGTTTCCATTAGCGGTGATATCACCAGCAGCCGTAATAGCACCACCAGATGCAAGTGAAGTTACAGTCAGAAGGTTAGAGTTGGGATTATAAGAAATACCAGCGTCTGTTTTGAGTACCTCTTGTGTTGCATCTGTGTTGTTGTCAGAAACAAAGGTTGGGAAGAATGAAGCATCTGTATCAGTAGCACCTACTGAAATTGTAGCTGCCTGAGCCCCACCACCTGCAATAGTATCAAGTTGTGTTTCAAGTTCTTGAATAGCACCCTTAACAGTTTTGTTATCACTGATAGTTGTACCAGTGAAAGTTCCAAGAGTTGTAGCACCAGCAGATACACCACTGAGTACTTGAATATCATCTTGATTTGTACCATCAAGTGCAACATCTCTACCATCAACAGTACCACCAACGGTGATATTGTTAGTAACAGCAAGTGAACCAAGTGTACCAACAGAGGTGATATTGGTTTGTGCTGCTGTTTGAACAGTACCAGTCAGGTTACCAGTGACATTACCAGTGACATTACCAGTCAGTGGACCAGAGAAGGCACCTGCAGTAAGTGTATTTGTGGATGGTTGATAAGTAATACCAGTGTCACGCTTCAGTGAAGCATAACTTGCAGAAGTTGCAAAAGTAACAAAGTGAGGAGTAGAGCTACTCAGTTCTGGTGTGAAACCAACTGTATCAGCTTTGTCTGCGGTACCTGTAACATCACCAGTAACATCGCCTGTAACATCACCAGTCAGGTTACCAGTTACATCACCAGTTACATCACCAGTCAGGTCACCAGTTACATTACCAGTAACATTACCAGTCAGGTTACCAACAAAGGAAGATGCTGTGACAATACCAGTAGGAGCATCAATACCATTAGTATTGACGGTGACACCAGAACCAACTGTAATACTATTAAAGGTAGCACCAGAACCACCACCACCAAGAACATAAGACTTGAGTCTTGAAGCAGCTGTCTTTTTGTTTGCACCACCACCACCATCATCGATGATAAAGATATCAGCATCAACAATATCTGCACCAATATCAGTAGCTCCATTGATATCCAGAGCAACCAGTGAAACCTTATCTGCTGTGGAGATTTGATTCAGTTTTGAATCATCAATCGAACCAGCTAACTGAGCATTGGTGATTGTGCCAGTCAGATCTGTAGTAGGAAGATTTCCACTAAAGGTAGTAGCAGTTAGAGTACCAGAAACAGCAACACCAGCACTACTAACAACAGCAACACCACCCTTCAGTGATGCATCACCAGAAGATTGAAGAGTACCTGTATGAGTGATATCACCAGTTCCAACAATACCATTTGAATTTAGATCAAGATTTCCACCAAGTTGAGGTGAAGTATCTTCTACAATGTTATTGAGACCAGCGTTACTAAGTGAATCTACTGCTGCGAAAGTTAAGTTGCCAGAACCATCAGTCTTCAGAACTTGATCAGCACTTCCATCAGCTGCTGGGAGATTCAAACTCAGGTTTGAACCAAGTAGATCTGGTGACTTTAATTCGACATAATTTGTTCCGTTATTGGAAGCTTCGTATAGTTTGATACCTCCACCACTAGTAGTGGAGTTGAGATTCCAGAATTCTCCTCCGCCAATTAGTTTGTTTCCGTCAGGTGATCCAACATATAGTTGATATCGGTCAGTGGTAAAACCAGGTTCACCTACACCCAGTGTAGGTAGATCTGCATACGCACCTCTTTTGAGCTTAATTACCGGAGATGACATGGATATTTGCCTAGGATTATAAAGTTATTTATAATCTGACACAATAAAACTTATCAATAATCAGTAAATTTACCAGCATCAACAACACCAATTTCTGCAACATCTTCTAACTTCATCTCACTCTCCAAAGTAACCAAAAAGTCATTGGGAAGAGGTGTTTCTGTTTGTTTTACTAACACACCATCTGCAGATACTAAGTCAAAACCACCTTTTGAATGGTTATATCTCATCACATATCCATCCACACTTTGATTGAGTGGAGGAAACTTTGCATCTGGATATTCTGTTAAGTCATTCATGACCAAGTACCTCCATCAAGATCATCAAGAGCAATAGTTCCTAGATCAACCTCAGCTTCAATCTGATCAATAAACACATCAGGAAGATCATCATCAACTACAGATTCCTCAAGAACATTATCAGCTGTAATCAAAATAAACTTATCAGTCTTAGAATCATAAGACACAATCATTCCATCTTTAGACTCATCTAGAGTTCCAAAGTTTGTGTCTCCCAATTCCTCAATACTGTTTGAGCTTCTTGTTGTCGTAACTTTAACAGTTTCTTGTACTGGTCCTCTTTTGACAAAACGACCACTAGATGGTTTTCTTACAACTGGCATAAGATTAAGTAGCAATACCTGCAGTTACTTCAGCTTGTCCTTCAACTAGTCTTGATATACCTCCTGAAGGTGATGTCAAGTACACATCATAATAATACCTACCAGGTTTGATTTGTACAGTTAGACCAGCAGTCATAGCAACAGAAACTTCTCCAGTGGTGGAAGTAATACCAACAGAGAAGTCATATGATGTTGTGGCTGATGGATGTTTCTTTAGTTTGGATATCCCAGTAAATCCATTCAGATTTGAAGAAGTTCCATCACTTTCTTGTGAAGAGAAGACCTCAGTAAAGTCTGCTCCCTGAGCTATCACTAAATTGATTACGGGTACAGCAGCCATTGTCTATATTATTTTGAACTATTTATCTGTTGTCTGTTGTTTCAATAACTTTTGTAGTTCTGCTGTTGAACCAACAAACAATGCATTGTTAACTGTGGTTGGGCCTTTAGTATCTTTCTCCTCATTAACATCCTTCAACTTCTGTTGAAGTGTTAATAACTTATCAGTTGCATCAGCAACATTCTTAATCAACTGACCAGCAACTTCATAAGCTCTTGGCATCTCACTTTCCTGAGCAAGTTCAAGAATACCATCAATGGCTTCTTGACCCTTTTCAATAATTGAATATAAGTTACCTCTTGTATATTCGTAATCCTTCTTGATATCTTCTGACTGAGACCTAATAGCCTCTACTTTTGTATCTACCTTTTCTATCTTCTCAACTTTAACTTCTGTTGGTTCCACATCAAATGTCTCATCAAGTTTATCATACTTTTTAGTCATAACCTACCTCAGAAAACATTACCATTGAAACCAAAGTCATCACCAAACTCAATGAGTTTATCATCAGCTGCATTTATACTATAAACAGCTGCACCACCAACATGTGTTTGTGCCTTAGTGCCATCTTGACCTCGTTTGACATATACTGTGTTGTTGATAATCTTCTCAACATACATCTCTTCTTGATCAACATAGATGTAAGATTTGGCAGTTACATTCTCACCATGACCAACTTCAAAGAACTCATCCTTCATTTCAACATTCTGAATCAAGTTGGTAACAATACTACCATCATAATCTTTAACAGCTCTAGGTGTTACTTGATAGGTAAGATCTCTTGTAAGAACACCACTATCTCCAGTTCCAGCGGCAACATAACCAACAGTAACTTTCTTAATGATATCTCCAGTAACATCTGTAACAGGACCAAACAGATAAGTCTTAGCTGTAAATGTTAGAGTATAAATGAGAGCCCTTCTAGTTTCAAATGAACCCTCATAATCATCTTCCATTGTGATGTTATCCAACACAATAGGAACATCACGAATCTCATTTAAGTTACCAAGAAACTTAATTCCAAGATTATAAGTAGGTTGAAAATATGGTAATATCTGTTCAACAATCTGTAACATATCATCGTTCAGTTTCGTATAGATCGAAAGAACGATTGTCATGTTGTATGGCACAGGAGAATAAACTCTCTTAACATCAGTACCATCAGGACCAGATGTTATGAAAGTTTGATTCTTTGTTGATTTCCTTGTAGGGTCGTATACTAAGTTCGTAAACTCAAATGACATCCTAGGAAGTGTGATCTGTGTAGGTCTATTCAGATCAGCTTCCTGTCTCATACGAGCAAGAAACTTTTGAGTAGGTCCATATGCCAGAGGCACTTTGATTGTGCTCTGAACTTCATCTTGAGAATTCTCATGACGAACTTCAATATCATTGAAGAGAGAACCGAAGGCAATGATTACCGAACGAAAGATCTCATTGTAAAAATACTCAAACATTGTATTTTGATTAACCTATACTGTTATTTAGTTAAGGCATCCCAAATGGGTTCTGTTGAGTGAAATCAATAATATCTTTAGCTTCTAATTCTATAGTATCATTATCAGCAAATGGTGTTACCAAATCATACTCTTCTTGATCTCTAATCTTGTATCTGGCTCCAGATTCCTGACCAACAATAATCTCACCAGGTGTGAAATCACCATCAACAATGGATACTTCCAGAATCTCTGTTTCAATATCCCATTCCTTAACTCTGGCTGTAGTAGATGAAGAAGAACCAACAACAATTTCATTGAAAGTATAAGTTCCAATACCAACATCAGTTCCAACACCAGAATTTGAGAAGTAAACATTTGATGCCATTGTGTATCCAGCACCAGAGTTTGTGATGTATACAGCGGTAACAATACCAGAAGAGTTGATAGTAGAAATACCTGTTGCACTACTAATACCAGTTGCTGGCATATCAAACCAAACACTTGGTGCTTCCCAGTAACCACTACCACCATTAGTAATATTTACATTATTAATGGATCCAGTTGTAACAATTCCACAAGTGGCAGCTGCACCAACACCATCATCATTTTTGGCTGATTGGATAGTAATCATTGGTGCAATTGTATATCCACAACCAGCATTGGTTAGTAGGATGGCATCTATCATACCTCCATACAAACCATTACACTGAATATATTCATTTGTAATAGATGCAATGCCTGTTGCAGTTATTCCATTTCCAGGTGCAGAAGTGAATCCTACAGTAGGATTCTTAGAATACTTCTTACCCATATTATTGATATAGATTTGAGATACAGAACCAGATGGGCAGTATGAAGTAATACCAGTTGCTGTAGATCCAGAACCAACCATAGTTAGTGTTTGGATATATCCAATCTGTGCAATTTCCTCATCAATCTCATCAACATCAGTATCAATAACCTCATCCTCATAACGGAAGAGTTCAC